AATGATCAAGGTATTGTTATTAATAATACTGGTTTAGTAGGCATAGGAACTGCTACTCCTACAAACAGACTTACAATTTCAAATAATGGTAATGCAGCAATAGCGTTTAGAATTAACGATACAAATTCAAATGCAAGTTTCTTATCACTAAACGTTTCTGATAGTGATGCAGCAATTATAGCTGGTGGTACATCTGGAATACCTTTTGACATATATACAGGTGGTAGTATAAAAATGAGAATCACAAGCGGTGGTAACGTATTAATAGGTACTACAACAGATGCTGGTTATGAACTTTATGTAAATGGTGGTAGTACAAATGGTGCTTTATTCTATTCAACTTCTGCTGCGAATCAAATCAAAGCAGCAGGAACTGCACCTGCGATTACTTTTACCAATACAATTAGTTCGCCAACAATAGGTGGTGTATTAGGAGCAGCAACGACAGCAAATCAATTTGTTACAGGTACAGTAGCTGGAGATGTGGCTTTAATAAATCAATATACAGGAGCATTAGTTTTTGGTACTGTTACAGAAAGAATGAGAATCACATCGGGTGGTCAAGTGCAAATAAAACAACCAACTGATGGTTTTGGTGATGGTTTAAGATGGATAAACACATTAGGTAATAGATGGACTTTTGTAGTTGGTGGTGATAATAATTTTTATTTAGGATATAATGAAGCTGGTGGAGGAGTTTTTAATAATGCAACAGGTGTTTATACTCCATTATCTGATGTAAATAAAAAGAAAGACTTTGAAGATTCTACAATTGGACTTAATGCAATATTAGGGTTAAAACCTACTTTATACCGAATGAAAACGGATGAAACAGAAGGTGAGAAAGAATTAGGATTTATAGCACAAGAGGTTAAAGATTTTATTCCACAAGCATATAGTGAATCAATAAATGGTGATGATACTTTTATTGGTTTAAATTATAACGCAATAGTTGCTGCATTAGTAAAAGCAATACAAGAACAACAAGCACAAATAGAAGAATTAAAAGAATTAATAAAAAATAAATAAAATGAAAACAATTCAACCCGTATTAATTTGGGACAACGGACAAGACTTAGAAGCTAAGATATTAAATGCTTATGCTGTAAATGTAACTTTAGGAATAAGTGCTACATTCTATTATGCTTTATTTGAAGAAAATGAAGATGGGTCTCAAGGTATGCAGCTTCGTGAAGGTAACTTAAATATGACAGGCGAAGCCTACACTCAATGGACTGTGGATTCTTATGCTTGGGATTGGGTTGCTGAAGAACTTAACCTAACAATCACAGGTGATTATGTGCCTCCTGTAATTCCTGAACCAATTGTTGAAGAAACTATTGCTTAGTTCAATAAATATTCATTACTTTTACATTAGCGTACCTTAGGTACGTTAATATTAAAATCTAATCAAATGGAAAACAAAAAAAAGTACAAAGACCTAAACATTTTAGTGGCTTCTATTAATGCCGTTCTTGGTAGTCAGGAAACCAAAGTTCAAAAAAAATTATTCAAATTGTATGAGAAAGTTAAGCCTTTTCACGAGGAATACAATAAACAACGTGAAGAACTGCGTTTGGATAATGCTGCAACTGACGATAAAGGTATTCTTTTAATGGATGAAAAAGGAGAGTATAAATTCAATAAAGAAGGTGTTAAAAAACTAAGTAAGGATATTGAGACTTTAAATGAAAAAGAATTTGAGTTTAAACCTATTGAGGTTATTAACCCACAAGGTTTAGAGAATCTTATTTTCCTTGAACAGTGGACAAGTGGCATTACATTTAATGAAAAAGAAGCTGAGGAGGAATTATAATGGACATTCGTAAAATATCAATAGGGCCTGACTACAAGGGTGGTGCTATGCATTATATTGTAGGGCAGAAAATCCTTAATGATAGTAACGAGATTCATCTAATTAGGATTAATCCTGAGAAAGAATCTATTCAGATTTACATTATAAACGAGAAGGCAGAGGTAGTGCTTTGGAAAGAGTTTACCTCTGCCATCCCCGTATCCATTGAATATAACATCAACATCTAATGAGGTCGCCATTCTATTTCATAGCCAAGCCGGTTAATGGAAAAAGGTACGATAATACAAAAGAGATAGGAGGCATTGACTTTATCGTCAGCACCTCTGAGGAAGACCATAAGTTTTCCAACCGATTTGCAGAAGTCGTTGAACTACCATTGGGCTACAACGGACCCATTGAACCCGGAGACATACTACTTGTACATCATAACGTATTTAAGTTCTATAACGATATGCGTGGTAGACAAAAAAGCGGTAAGTCATTTTTTAAAGATGACCTATTCTTTATTGAGACCGAGCAATTCTTTATGTATAAAAAAGGTTCCACGTGGAACGCTTATGATAGATTTTGCTTTGTCAAGCCTGTCCCTGCAACTGAAAGTTATATCAAAAAGCCATTTACCAACGAACCTCTCGTTGGTCTAATGAAGTACCCTAACGAATATTTACTTGAACGTGGCATAAAGGAAGGAGATATGATATGCTTTAGCCCTGATAGCGAGTATGAGTTTACCGTTGATAACGAGAAGTTATATAGAATGTATGACCATCAAATAACAATGAAGTTATGAGCAGTGATACAAAAGCAATAAAATTAAGAATTATAGAGGCAGGGTATAAAGCTGTTAATCATCTTGTTAAGGTAGCAGAGGAGGACATTATCAATACCGAATCGGATAATGGTGACGTATCTGCCGACAAGATGAAGAATGCAGCAGCAGCTAAGAAGTTAGCTATATTTGACGCCTTTGAGATATTAAGTAGAATAGAAGCGGAGAAAGAAAATCTTGACTCCGCAGACAGAGGAATAAGTAAAACAGATACAAAACAAGGATTTGCAGAAAGAAGGTCAAAACAATAGTCTGTGCCGTGTACTTGTAGATTACATACCGGCAGCCGTCATATCTAATAAGAATAGAGTGAGGTCGTGGCTATATGGATACAACGACCAATATGACGTTGTTGTTATTTCAAAAACAGGACAAATAGGGGATATAATAGAAATAGAAGGATTGCGTATAGCACTTCCTTTAACTCCTGATAAGTGTCTTCAAAGACACTCCACTAAGGCTGAACAGTATTGGGAGCGTCAAGATTTACCCAAAGAGTTAGCTAAAATACAATCCATATTTCAATGGAATCAAAAGCCAAAAGAGTTTAAAGATAGATGGGTGGACTATATCGAGAAAGAGTTTGACTACCGTGAGCAAGGCTTTTGGTTTATGAATAACGGAGTCAAAACTTATATCACAGGCTCTCACTATATGTACTTACAATGGTCGAGTATTGACGTGGGCTATCCTGACTTTCGTGAGGCTAACAGAATCTATTGGATATTTTGGGAGGCTTGTCGTGCTGACCCAAGGTCTTTTGGAATGGTCTATCTTAAGATTAGACGTTCAGGATTCTCATTTATGTCATCATCAGAGTGTGTGAACATAGGTACTCTCGCACGTGACGCACGTATAGGTATCTTGTCTAAGACGGGTGCTGATGCTAAAAAAATGTTCACCGATAAGGTTGTGCCTATTAATAGCAGGCTCCCATTCTTTTTTAAGCCTATTATGGATGGTATGGACAAGCCAAAGACTGAATTAGCCTTTAGAGTTCCTGCTGCAAAGATTACTAAGAAAAATATGTACGAGTCTGATGACAATGAGATTGACGGACTTGACACTACAATAGATTGGAAGAATACAGATGACAACTCTTATGATGGAGAGAAGTTGTTATTTTTGGCGCACGATGAGAGTGGTAAGTGGACTAATCCTGTAAACATTAAGGAGAATTGGCGTGTAACTAAAACTTGTTTGAGATTAGGTAGTAAGATTATTGGAAAGTGTATGATGGGTTCTACCTCAAATGCGTTATCACGTGGAGGACAAAACTTTAAAGATATTTACGAGCAGTCTAATGTAAAGAATAGAAATGCCAACGGACAGACTAAAAGCGGTCTATATGCCATATTTATCCCTATGGAATGGAATATGGAGGGGTTCATTGATAGATATGGTCATCCTGTCTTCCGTAAGCCTGAAGAGCCTTTAATGGGAGTTGATGGCAATTGGATTAAAAATGGAGCCATTGACTATTGGGAAGCAGAGGTTGACTCTTTAAAGAGTGACGCTGATGCACTGAACGAGTTTTATCGTCAGTTCCCACGTACAGAGTCTCACGCATTTAGAGATGAGAGCAAGCAGTCGCTATTTAATTTAACTAAGTTATATCAGCAGATTGACTATAATGACTCAATGATTAAAGAGCATTATTTAACTCGTGGGTCATTCTCTTGGAGAGATGGCATAAGAGATACTGAAGTAATATGGACACCCGATACACGTGGTAGATTTCTTATTAGTTGGGCACCACCAAAGCATATGCAAAACAATGTGCACATACGCAATGGGATTAAATATCCCGGCAATGAGCATCTTGGTTCATTTGGTTGTGACTCATATGATATATCAGCCGTAGTAGGTGGACGTGGTTCTAATGGTGCATTACACGGTATGACTAAGTTTCATATGGATGATGCGCCTGTGAATGAGTTTTTTTTAGAGTATGTTGCTCGTCCACAGACGGCAGAGATATTCTTTGAAGAGGTCTTAATGGCTTGTATATTCTACGGAATGCCTATCTTAGTGGAGAATAATAAACCAAGACTTTTATACCATATTAAAAATAGGGGATATAGAGGCTTTTCTATTAATAGACCTGATAAGCAAATGGCTAAATTAACTAAGACTGAGCGTGAGTTAGGAGGTATTCCAAACTCGTCAGAAGATGTTAAGCAAGCACACGCTTCTGCCATTGAGTCGTATATAGAGAAGTTTGTTGGGTTAGATTTAGAAGGGAAATACAGAGACCCTGAGGAGATGGGGACAATGCCATTCACAAGAACACTTGAGGATTGGGCAAAGTTTGACATTAACGACAGAACAAAGTTTGACGCCTCTATTAGCTCGGGTTTATGTATAATGGCCAATCAGAAGCATTTGTATGTGCCTGAGAAAAAAGAATCGAAATTAATTATTAACTTCGCTAAATATAGCAATGAAGGAAAAACAAGTCAATTGATTAGATGAAAAA